ACGTACTGACGCTCAACACTGAAGCCTACCCCAGTACCACACATGAGAACATGCATAGCTTCATCAAAGGCTACGATGTTATCTACTGCAATGTAAGAGCAGTTGTACATGCTAATGTTATCTCTCGCAGCAGCAGGTCCAGCTGTCATAAGGCTACGCATAGAAGGCATTACCTCTAGTGATAGGATAGCCTCTTCAATCTCCTTGATGTATGAGTCTGCGCCTGTTACAGGGTATACAATATTTTCCATGTACCGGGATACTGTCTCGCCCCAAGTCTCACGCCTTCCTTCCTTGTCTAGCCATCGTGCATAGCGGGACTTGTGTATAAATGATTGGTAGTCTGTAGGTAGATAGTTGCTCATCTGTTGTCACCTGATCCCTGTAATACGCCACGCTCTTTGCGGCTGTTTAATTTCTTCATATTAATCTCAGCAATCTCTTGCAAGTTACTACCTATACAGTTAGCAGTAACTGCAAGGTAATACAAGATGTCACCTAACTCTTTTTTTACCCCATCATTATCAAATGTAGCACCATCTCTTAGGCTCTTTTTTAGTTTCTCTGCTACCTCACCTGTTTCTCCAACAAGTCCTAGTATGTTTTCTAGTAGCCTAGTGTACCCTTTAGTTAGTACTAAGCCTTCAGCCCATTGACTATAAGCAGCTAAAGCATTCTTAGGTATACCATCTTCGTTAAACTTATCAGCGTACTCCTCTATGTTTGTCTTGTACTGTATAGAATCAATGTCTTCTTGTGTAATCATAAATCTCTTTCCTTTACTAAAATATTCTGTACACGAACGTCATCTATATCATAGAACGTGTCGGTCACAAGATCACTAACGTCATCTGTATGTGCGTCTTCATACGATCCTAATATGTTATTATCTTCATCAATGTGAAGTAAGAACGTGACGCTAAAAGTCTTGACCGTCATTTGTGTTTCTCCGCTAGTGCTTCATTCATTTTATTTAAGTACCATGCAGCTTTCAACATATCTTCTGCAGGCTTCTGCTTGTAACGATAACGATGTTGATACTTAATCATGTTACCATGACAGTAAGCAATGAACCCATCTAGTCCTACTACTTGCTTGATGTAGTCAATACATTCTAGGCCACCCATGTTGTAGTGGGCAGGGCGATCTACTGGATCGAACTTAGTCATGCGTTACCCTTTGTCTTTGTATACTCGTTAAAGTTTATTACCTTACCCTTGCTGTCTTGTAAAGGCTTATCTCCCTTAGAATGTTTATTAATTTGTTTCATCATGATTTCGTAGCGGTGGTCAGATACTCTATCAAATATTTCATCATCCTTCTCTATCAAATCTAAGAAGGCACTACATAGAGTAGCTACGTAAACTAAGTCTTGAAGCACATCATCAGAGTAACAGAAGTTATCACCTACTGCTATCCCTGTACCTACACTACCATCCCAATCATCCATGTCATCAATGTCATCAGTGTTTATTGGGCGTATAATAAAAGCAACTTCATCGTCTGCTAGTTCATATGGCATGTTACTTCCTTCTCTCTGTCTTTAGAGGTATGCGATCTACCTTAATGGTATCTCCTTTTTCCTTAAGCCACGCCTCAGGTATAACTCTGTTTGCCCATAGGAACCCCTGCTTGTCACACCATTCTGAGTATGTAGACTTAGCCCCCTTGTACAGCTTAGCCTTGGCATTACTAAATACAAACCTAATGTCTAGCTCAGGGTGTTGCTTACGGACTTCTATATGTTTATTTCTATCTTCAGAATCAAATATACCCTTTGTCTCAATTAGTATACCATTGTCTAGTTGAAAGTCAGGCGTGTAGGTGCGATAGCGTAAGTCTTCCCACTCTATCTTAAGCTGCTCATAACGTACAGCCTTTTGGCACCCAGCAAGTATAAGAGCAGTAGTTTTTTCTAGGCCACTCCTATACTTACCTTTGGCGTGATACCGTTTAGCTGGCGGCATCGTCTGGTGCAGAGCTACTTGTTGTTAGAGAAGCCTTAAGTTGACCAGTAGCATTGTTACTTACTGCAGTTACGCACTGCAATTGATATGTCAGATGCTGCTGAACAACTGCGTTGTACTGGATCTCTTTAAATAAAGCTGTTTCTTTATCTGTAAAGTCTTCTGTGTTATATTCAATATCGTCTATTGTAACTTGGGCCATGTACGTTTATCCTTCTACGTAAGTATATTCTATTAGTGGTGGTAGTTTTGATCCTGAGTAAACCTTAGATGGTAATTGTTTTAACTCAGGCCAACACTTCTTCTTGTGATCACACCATGAGCATGTCTTACATAGCTTCATGTTGCCGCTTGCTTTTTTCCTGAACGTTTCTGGCTCAGCTTCAAAGCATCTTTCAAAGGGTTCATCGTTATTGATGTAGTCGATTGTGCCTTTGATACTCTCCATTACCTCCTCTACATTAGCTGTCTCAGCTGATACATATTTAAATTGCCCATTTACTTTGTTGACCACCCACCATCCGCCAACATCTTTGTCTGCAGCCACAGCATAACCTATAAGCTGGGATACATAACCAAAGTCATCAGAGTAAGCTAGGGAATCATAACTAGCAAACTTGTTGTCGTAACCGTAGGGCGTAGTTGATTTAACATCGTCTACCTTACCGTCCAACACCATGTCATACTCGCCATTGATAGCAGCATCACCTACCTTTAGGGTAACCTTAGCGTTGTCCCCAAAGTCTACACCAGCTGCACGTAGTACACCCTTAAACATAGCCTCAGTCCAATCGCCCATCAACATGTTCAACATGAATGATGTAGGCTTCTGAACGTCAGTCTCAGGGTAATTCTTAGCAAACCAAAGCTGGCATCTAGGCCTACCAATGTTGGACATACGCAAACGAAACTCATCACGTGGCCCACCATTGAACTGCTTGTTAAGTGCAGCAGCCACATCCGTGGCTACTTGCTGTATTATATCTTCACTCATGCTTGCTTCGCCATTAATAGCTGACCGCAAGTATGCGTGTACTGATAGCTCAGCTGGGTGTATCATCCCTCAAACTCTCGCACTTCTACGATAGAACCTATCATCTCTGCATCAGCATCTGATAGGGCACCCATAGACGCATCCTTGTGCTTACCTTCGATCCAAGCATTAGTACCCTTGATCCAATCAATAAAGTCTTGAAGGATAGTACTATCATCTGAGCCATAAGGAACCTGCTCACCCAATGCAGGTACAATGATAGCGTACTTACCACCAGATGGTAGGTCACGCTTAGCACTGCCTAGCTTAAGAGTATGCTCAACAGGGGTAAGCTTCTTATTAATGATCTGGTTTATTGCTGCATCCATAGCCTTCATGGACTCATTGTTCTTGACATCCATTACGAATGGCATCTCTGCCTCAAGACCTTTGATAGCATTGCCCATGTCATCAGTAGGCTTGTCTAAAGTAAGCACACCAAGCAGTACACGCACCCGCTTAACGCTACGGATGATTGTCTTCATCTCTTCAGGCAATGACTGAAAGTCTTTGATATAACCTGACGGACGCCCAAGGTTAAACCTACCTGTAGTATCCTTTAAGTCTGCGTTAAGGTTAGCTGCCAGCAATGTCTTATGCATAGCCTTAGCTTCTGCATCCCACTTTTGCCACTGGTGTCGCTGTGAGAAGATACGTGTAGAGATTGTCTTACTGTACACAACCTCCCCATCAGGTAGTGTTACCTTATAGGCACCCACGGGAACCTTGATTACATCATCACCTTCAGCATCTGTTACTGTTAGGGCTGAGTGTACTTGATTTACACGTGCCAAGGAAGACTGAGAAGTACTACCTCCGCCGCCAGTGCTGATACCCATAGCCTCTGCTAGGGACATTCCATCTACTTTAAGTGCTACATCTGTAGTCATATTGTTGATCCTTTATCAATCATACTTGTTAAGTGAAGCTAAGTTATAACCTCATACGTCCTGTGTGTCAAGCCAATTAGGGCCTATTTTTGCCTCTAATAATAGAGGTACATTCATCTTGACTTTGTAGTTGTCATAGATGATTTGGTTTAAGTCCATGTTCATAGAGTTGATGATCTCTATCACCTGCTCTGTCTCGTAGGGATGTATGTCTATGACCATTGAGTCATGCACACTGTTGACTAGTGTAGAGCGCATAGGCATGAGCCTATTCTCTAGCTCTACTAGCACTACAGGTACAACATCCCCTGTTGCGAATCCCTGCACTGGGTAGTTCTTTATCATAGTAAAGTTAGTTGGTAAACCATTAGGCCTCCTTTCTGTATTGGGAAAGGCATACTGCCTGCCACCCACGTTAGTAATCTTTTGAAACCTTACTGCCTCATTGCCTAGCTTCTTATGCCAAGCTGCAATGCCCTCATACTTCTCAATGAAGTGATGGTAGTACGATGCCTCTGAAGGTGTGCGTCCATAGCCAGTAGCTCCGAACAGGGGTGCGAAAGTGTGCTCCTTAGCTTCTTGTCTGGTAGTTGCCTGCCCTGCATCACTGATAACCTTGGCTGTGTAGCTGTGTACGTCAAACCCTGATGTAATCTCTGACATAGCTAAGGCATCTTGTGACAAGAACGCAGCAACACGAAATTCTAGCTGGGCAAAGTCGGCTTCCATAATTTTCCCGCCTTCCCATCGTGACACAAATACTTTCTTTACGGGGAACGTACCACCTCGTGGCATGTTCTGCATGTTAGGGTTACGTCCTGAGAACCTGCCTGTGCTAGTGATGTGCTGCGTCAGGCTTACGTGAAGGTATCCATCCTTCTTTGTGTATACAGATATACCCTCAACGAATGAGGATAGGTAACTTGATATAGCTGACAGACGTTTGAGATCCTTAAGGAAGTCTAAGGCGCTGTCCATGTTGTTAGCCTTAGCTGTAGTCATAAGGGTAGAAAGATTCTCCTTACCTGTACTAAAGCCATTGGCACTTACCCACTTCTTGTTGGGTGGCATGAAGCCTAGCCCCGCCAGCTGGTTGGACTTCTTAAGTTGGTATCCTCT